TAAAGGACCTCTTTCAGAACCTGAACCATATTGTAGTTGTACATTCAGTCCAGCAGGAGCAGTTTGACCTGCATCACCCTTTTCATCGGGCTTGTTGTCTTTTATATCTTCTTTGTCATCTAAATTACGAATTTTCTGCTCCATTTCTTTTTGTTCTATGGCAGCATTTTTATCTGGTTCACCATCAAACTCTACAGGGTTTTTATCTTCTTGCACTATTTTGGTTTGAGGGTTGATATCTTCTGAACTTGTTTGTTGTCTAAACTTTATATCATCCTTTTGTAATTCTGCAGTAACCCAGTTTACTAATTCTAAAGTAAAATCAGTGCTTTTCTTTACCATCTTTTTTTCGGGAGAAAACTCATTTATAAAGTCAGCTAACCTGTGAATACCGGTTCGCTTTTTTCTTTTTCGTTTTTTCCTGCGGCCACCTCCACCTCCATATGTTGGATTGAAAATGCCAGAACCTGTAGAAGTAAATACAGTACCGCCAAAACCACTGCTGGTTCCGCCGCCATTACCACCACCGTTACCACCGCCATTGCCTCCGCCACCATTTCCGCCACCGCCATTTTCTTTAGCAATAGGCTGGTCTTTTTTAAGCTCTGGGTGGAATCTAAATGAAACTATTTTAGCGTCTTTAGACACAGATTCTCCATCAATTAGTATTTCTATTGGGTATATTTCAGGTTTTTCTAACCAGTAAGCTACTTCGTAACCACCATCTTTTAGTAGTTTTACTAGTAAGCCTCTGTCATAATCCCCTTCTGCCTTCAGAATTTTTTGTTTACCTACTGGTAAATTTAAATCAACTCTGTATACATCTTGAGCTTCTGAATGATTGTGTTCTTCTTTTTGAATATTACTCATTTTCAATATCTATATCAGTCGGTTCTGTTGCGTTTTTAGTTTTACCCTTAGTGCCTCTAGGGGGAATCTTTGTTGGGTCTGGAAAAATAGCTTTCTCAACTGTAGTTATACCATTAGAACCTAAGTTTGCTACGTAATCTATATTGTTTTCAGAAAACCACATCTTTGTCAAAGCTGGATTAACTTCCTTTATTATGGGACTAGTAAATCCTTTTTCAGACAAAGACTCTATCCACGATTTAGAAAGAGTCAATTCGTTTTTCTTAGCCCGAGCTTCAGCATACTCATCAATATCTCTTTCTTCATCTGGCGATTTATCACTCCAATCGGGAGTTACCCCACCAGTTCTGCCTTTAAATTTACGTTGTGATGGGGGTTTATAAGCCTTTAGCATGGCTTGAATAGGTTCACCGCCTTCTTCTCCACCTTCTGGGACTTCTTCACCCTCACCCACCATTTCTTGCTGTTGAGCTTCCATTTCTTGTTGTTGACGCATCTGCTCTTCTTGCATCTGCATTTGTTGTTGTTGCTGTTCTAACTGCATTGCGGCTTGTTCAGCTTGCATTTTAGCTGTAGGAACCGGTTCTCCACTAACTATAAAGTCTGCTTCAAACACATCAACATCTTGTTCTTTTAGTTTCACATCAAATCCTAATTGAGCAAACTGGTTTACTATTGCTATTTTTTGTTGAGCGTGTGCAATTCTAGTATTTTCTGCTTTTTCTTCTGGCTGAGGCAACTCAATATGATAATCAGTTACACCAAAAGCATCTAATAATTGTGGGAATACTTTTTCATGAAATAGTCTCTGGTCACTTTCAACTACACGACTCATAACTACTAGTTGTTGAGTTTGTTGAGATAGTCCGCCAAAAGCGTCTGGAGCACCCTGCCATGCTGGAGTAACACCCCACATAGCTGATACTCGCTCTCTAATTTCATCCTTGACTGGTAAATATTCCATCTCTTGTAAACTGTGAAACAGTCTAACCATGTCTACTCTACCTCTTTGATTTCTAGCAGACACAGCTACCATTGGTATATAGTTAGGGTCCATTCTTGTTTGAGCAGCAATATGTTCTCGCTCTCTACGTAAGGACTCTGGGTCATCTGTAGTTACCATCAACATACTTGCAGGCATCTTTCTTTCAAAGAAATATCTGTAAAGGTTTTTATCCATACCTACTAAGGTCAAAGCTTTTTCAAAAATGGTAAGTATTGGTGACCATCCATATGTTTCAGATGGTGAAAATTTAGATAGATGTATAATTTCCTCATCAAAGAAATATAAGTGAGCACTTCTATGATAATACTTATACATTGCCGGTTTTGGTTTTACATTACAGTCGTCTTCGGCACATACTCCACCTGACTCTTGTATACTCTCTCTGTGTATAGGACAAACAAAATGTGCATTTTTAGGTAAGCCCGCTGAATCTAAATCAAATTCAACTAACGCAGGATTCAACCTTCGGATTTCTTGAAGTCTAGAAGAAACAGTCCCATCACCATTGTCTTTATATTCTTTAGCTAAGTATAGAAACCCATCATCTAAAGTATTAACATCAAAATGAAACTGCCGTAATACTTCTTCCATGCTTTGGTCAAACACATTACAGTCTTTTAGCCACTTAGTTAATCGTTTTCTTTGTTCTGTATCAGGTTTATCAGTACTAGGTTTTATCTGTATACCTCGTCTGAAAACCTCTCCTGTAATATGTGATACCGGTCCTCTAATTTCTTCTACAGAATACGCCACTGTTTGTAAGTCTTGTATTAATTGCTGGCGATAAGCCATTTGGTGTCTAACCCAAGTATTTACAATTTGGTCTAGACCTATAGTTGGGGCATTCCCTGTATCCCCAGTAGACTTCATTACATCTAATAAACTTATTTGTTTATTTAAGTCTGCCATCTGCTGTTGCATTTGGGGAACTTGAGGTAGATATTCAGATAATTTCATTATTAATCCCTGCTTAATTTAGTCATATCTTGCATTGATACTAACTTTAGTATGTTATCCATAGCTTTTTCTTTTAGTTCAAACTCTTCTGAACGGGAAGCAGCTTTTTCAACAACATTTTTTTCCTTCGTTAGGTTACTTAATTTTTCCTCTAACTGTTGAATTTTTATATCTTTTGTTTCTATTTCGTATTCTAACTCACTTGTGTCTATGTCAGAACCAAAATTTGCGTTTTCCAAAACGCCTAGGCTAGCAGCTTCCTTTATTAAAGCGATAAATTGTCCTTCAGATAATGCAATGACTGCGGCACTGTCATCCGGAATATCATCATCAGCACTTAACATCTTTAAGTCTGCGTGCCAAGTATCTAATATTCTCCATGTATTCTTATCATCTTTGACAGCTACATACTGTTGACCGCTCTCATTCATCATGTTTCCTAATACCATAGGTCTCTCCTAAAACTTTTCTATCTTTATATTATACTATCTTTTTCGTATTTACCTACGAAATCTTACAAGCACTCCACCCACAAGACTTACATGTCTCACAACCTGACTCAAAAACTATGTTAGGAATATCGCAACAATCGTACTCCTCAGCTTCATTTAGAACCTGTTCTTCTAAGTCAAATCCATCTAAAGTTGGTTGTTCTGCCTGTTCTTTGTTACCTTTTACAAGCACTTCTTTTTCTCTACTACCCGCTCTATAGACTGTAATTCCTTTACAACCTTCTCCCCAAGCAAGCATATAAGCATTTTCTACATCTTCTACAGTAGCAGAATTAGCAAAATTAATTGTTTTAGAAATACCTGAATCACAGTGTTCTTGAAAAGCAGCTTGCATCAGTACATGGTCTTCCGGAGATATCTCAGGAGCAGTAGCATATACATCTTTTGCCCAGTCTGGGACCTGTGGAGCACTAGCTAAAGAACCACCCTCAGCTAAATAATCCATCAAGTCTTCAGAATAAAACCCATGCTTTTTAGCATCTGCTTCAAAATATTTGTTTACGTAGTTTAGTGTCTTGCCTTCAAGAATGTTTTGTTTCTTCCAAGCCAATGCAAATGTAGGTTCAATACCACTAGATGTGTCAGCTATCATTGATATTGTTCCTGTAGGTGCTACAGTAAGTCTACAGTGATTTCTAAATTGTTCGGTCTCTCTATCGTAATTACTGTTCTCCCATGCTGGAAAAACACCTCTCTTAACGGCTAAGTCTAAGGATTCTTGGTCAGCTACCTCTCGAATTTTATGCATCAATTTGCTACCAATTTCTCTTGCTAGTTTAGACTTATAAGGAACTTGCATTTGAATCAACAAATCTGCAAAGCCCATTACACCTAAACCAATCTTTCTAGTTGATTTAGTCATTTGCTCTATTTCAGGAGTAGCATACTTATTAGCATCTATAACATTGTCTAAGAAATGAACAGATGTTTGTATCACATGCTCTAATCTAGACCAGTCTATTTTCTCTTGCCACCCATGAGTAGGCCCATCTGACCTTTGATAGAACTTAGCTAGATTGATAGACCCTAAGTTACAAGACTCATTACCTAGTAGCGGTTGCTCACCACATGG